ATGAGTTTGTGCGCAAGTCGCATTACATCCGCTTGTGTCTTACCCTTGCGAAGCGCACCACTTTTGAGCCTCATGCGACGGTTGGCCTCGGTCAATGCTCGCTTGAGTTTAGGATTCTTCTTCGATCGACGCTTCTTGGGCTTTGCTTGGGCAAGAGTTGCTCCTTCGGATTCTCGTTCGCTAGTAATCAAGCGACGGAGCGCTTCGTACTCTTCAAGTGTCATTGTTACATCTGCCATTTCATCTACTCCTTGTGTATCGCGCAGCAGTAATTCCCGCCACAACTAACTCCGCCTTCTTCACATAGGACGGTTTGAAGATGCGATTAATTGGATTTAGTGCCTCTTTCAACGCCGCTTTGATTAATTTGTCATCTCCCGCTCGTGAGCAACCGCCTTGGGCGCAATCTTTGTCATGTGATCGACAAGCGCAATCAAGCGCATCATCGCATGGAGCAGTAAAATCAACACCTGCTGCATTCGCAGGTTGTGCTTTTCCTTGTGTCCAATTTGGGCCGCACCATTGGCCGTGTATCCGAACCAAGTTGCTCCCTCATTGTGTGAGCAATTCTGATTGGACGAGGGCCGCGTAAATCGAACTTGATGCTGTGGCACGGACGCCATAAACACGACCTTGCATAGAATGAGCAATGAGGTTGTTAGTGCCTTGAACTTGCACTGCGAAATCATTGGTGGCGATGATGCCGAGGTACTCTAATTGAGTGGCGGGAGATTCGTTGGAACCAGTAGCAAAGGCTACTCCGCCGTCCACGAAGCCACCAGCACGAATAAACAATTCCTTGTTTGCCATTACATTGGTGTCTGAGAGGTTTCCTAGAGTCGTTCGGGAAGTTGTTGAAAGAGAACCCGCCATTTTGGTGGAAGTTCCAGCAATGGCATCGGGAGCGCCGACATCAAGGTCAATAGCGTACACGACGAACACCTCATTGTCTAGAGGGTTGAGTTGAAGATCGACAATGGATTGCGTGAAGGTGTTAGGTGCAGATTCTGTCACACTGAATCCAATCGCAATTAGGCTAGATGTTTCTTTAAGGCCACGGGGCATGATGGGATGTCCCACTAGGTAGTTAATATAGTATGTCTAACACGAGTCTTGAACATCTACACTGCTAGTAGGTCGGGAAAGGAGGTACTCCGCCCCGAATCTACGACAATCACATGATCCTTCTACAATCAATAGCATAGATTGATAACCTAACGCCAACTGGGACTATCATGGACGCAACAGAATACGCCCGAATTGCCGACCTTCTACGGCAAATAACCAACAAATTAGACCAAAATTGCACAACATGGACTGCTATGGGCAATATGGCAGTCAATAATCTGCACATGCAGCTTGATAATACTGTTCGAGCATTAGATCATGTCGCATGGCTTGATGAAAAGGGGTATCTTTGATGACATGGCGTGTTTCTTTGCCATGTTGTGAAGTCTTTGAGGACTTTGACCGTGAGATTCATTGCCAACATGTACACTTTTTTGGTGGTGCAACAAAGTACAATCACAAAAAGTGTTGTGATCACTCGGCATGTGTTAAAATGAGGGAAGAAGAATGAAGAAAATTGAAGTTATTGGCAATGAGAAATATGTCTATTGCGAAGACTGTGGATTATCGAGCTCGATAAATCAACTGGGTCTTGAAGCATGGGGGTGTCTTTGTTGAGCCGCCGTCGATCAGCAAACCCAACTACCGCCATCTCAATCACTCTGACGCGATCTATTTTAGATCAAATAGACGACAGTCTTACCCGCACTCAATCGCGTTCTGCGTGGATCGCGTCAGCGTGTCAAAATAAATTAAATGAGTTGCAAACTTCCAGCATCGCCGATGCTAATTCAAGAGTCTTAATGGCTGCTCTGACATCAAGAAACGATGTTGATGACAGTTTGAAGCATTTACTTCTTCAAATCCTTTCTCAATAGTTTGAGTTGAGAAAGAATCTCCCTTAGAAGGACGACCGTTTGGTGTGATGGGTGTTCAATCATCACAATCACTTCATCTTCTTCATGAGTTTGTGCGCAAGTCGCATTACATCCGCTTGTGTCTTACCCTTGCGAAGCGCACCACTTTTGAGCCTCATGCGACGGTTGGCCTCGG